CGACCCCGCAGCAGCCCCCGCAGCAACCGCCCGCGTCCCCGCCGTCCGCGCCGGGCGGAACGCCGGCGACCGGCATGCCCGCCTGGCTCAATGGGTGACGCGCGGTCGGCAGCACGGCGGCGGAGGTCCGGTCGGCCTTCGCCGCTGCCCGAGGCCCGGCGCGATCCGGCCGGGCCGATGACCCCGGACGAATGGCAGGCGCACGTGACGCGCGAGGCGGCGCTAGAGATCGGACGATGGCTCGAGGCCCGAGGAAGACTGCACGCCCCTATCGCAAGCCTCAGCCTCGGCGACCTCGAAGCCATGGCCAGCAACGCGATCTCTCGCTGGATCGTGCTCCAGTCCGAAAAGCTCCAGAGGGCGGGCTGGCCGCCCGAGGACCCGATCGGGACCTTCTTGCTCGGGTAGCGCTCTGCGCCGTCTGCGCCCGCGAGGCGCGCGGCTTCGGCTACTGCCACGGCCTCCGCTGGGATCGCCACCCCTACCACCGCTTCTGCTCGCGCCGCTGTCAGGACGTGGGCAGCGCCATCGCCCAAAGGAACAACGGCATGATCGACAAGACCGCGCGCGAGGCGCAGGCGATCCGCGATGCGCGGACGCTCTTCGCCGAAGCGCTCACCGACCTCGGGCTCATGGAGCCCTTCTTCCACCGCAGCGCCGAGGACATCGACCGCCTCATCGAGGCGGCGGTCACCGGCTACATCGACAGCATGCAGGACCAGGCCGCGCGCAAGGAGCGCACTGGCACGGCTCTCGACGACCCTCTGCCATTCTAGTCGGAGGGCGAAATGACCAACGGTGAAATCTGGAGAACCGTCCCGAGCGTCCCCGATGTGCTGGTGAGCAGCGAGGGCCGCGTGATGCTCGTGCCCTATCGCGGTCCGATGCCCAAGGGCGGCGAACGATCCTACGGGGGCACGCCGACGTTCGGCGTGTGGAACAAGCAGGATGCCCGCTTCATCATCGTGGTGCGCGGAACGACCTACAAGGTCGCGAGGCTCGTCGCAGAGGCGTTCCACGGACCCGCGCCATTCGACCGCGCCGTCGTCATGCATCTCGACGAGAACGCCGCGAACAATCGCGCCGACAACCTCGCGTGGGGGACGCAGCGCGAAAACCTGAACGCGCCCGGTTTCCTCGAATACTGCCGTGGGAGGACCGGAGATCGTCATCCCGTCGCCGTCGGCAAGCGTCGGAGGGCACGGTCATGATCGACCTGAACGACGACACCGCGTCCTGCAGCTGGAAGCACCTGCTCGAGGCCGCCACCGAAAACGCCGTCACCGACTTCGAGATCGAGTTCTGCGACAGCCTCCGCGAGAAGCTCGCGCGGTTCGGCGAGAACGCCCGGCTGACGGACGCGCAGTTCCACAAGCTGACCTGCATCGCGCAGGCCGGCGGGTTCTGGGAGCGCGAGCGATGATCGACCTCAACCATGGCTCGGGTTTCGTCTACGGCGCCGGCGCGCCACGTCCTCCCATCGCCGAAGCCGTGTCTGCCGCCATCGACACGGCGCTGTCCGCGCGCCACCGCGCCGAGCGTCCGCGGACCTATGTCAGTTCCTCGGGTCTCGGCCGCGACTGCCTGCGCCAGATCCAGTACGACTTTCTCGCGGTGCCGAAAGACGAGGGCCAGGAGTTCGCGCCGCGCACGCTGCGCATCTTCGAGGCGGGCCACCGGGCCGAGGACATCGTCGCCGGCTGGTTCCGCATCGCCCGGTTCGACCTGCGCACCGAGCGCCCGAACGGTCGCCAGTTCGGGTTTGAGGCCCTCGGCGGGCGCTTCAAGGGCCATATCGACGGCTGCTTCGTCTCAGGCCCGGTCGCGATGGACTATCCCGCGCTCTGGGAGAACAAGGCGCTCGGCGCGGCCAGCTGGAAGGATGTGGTCAAGCGCGGCGTCAGCCTGGCGCGGCCGGTCTATGCCGCCCAGATCGCGCTCTATCAGGCCTACATGGAGCTGCCGGCCCCGGCGCTTTTCACCGCGCTGAACCGCGACACGATGGAGCTGCACGCCGAGCTCGTGCCCTTCGATGCGCATCTCGCGCAGGAAATGTCGGACCGCGCCGTTGCCGTGGTGCGGGCCTCCGAGGCGGGAGAATGGCTGCCGCGCGCGGCGGCCGAGCCCACGGCGGTTCTGTGCCGCGGCGGCATGGCCGCCGGCAAGTGGCACGCCCCCTGTGCCTGGGCAGAGCGGTGCTGGGGTGAGCGGCCATGATCCCCGACGCCTATGAGTTCAAGCGGATCGTGCGCGCGCATCGCGAGCGGTTCTGGTGCTCCGACCTGCTCGGAGCGGCGGAGTTCGCGCCGATCTATTTCTTCGACGATCAGGCCGCCTTCGATGGCGATATCGTCGACCGCGCGATGACCCGGGTTTTTACCGGTCCGCTTCGGCTGCCGCATCCGTCCGTGATCTTCGAGGTGCGCGAGCAGCGCGCGTCTCCCTCGGGCCTGATCGTATGCGCCCGCGCCGACGGTGACATCGTCGAGGCCACGTTCCTCATGCGCAAGCGGGCGCCGCGCGGCTGGACGGATTGCCTCGTGCGGATCTGGATGCATCCGGACGGCAAGGCGGAGATCGAGGGCAACCCGGCCGAGCGGAGCGACGAGACGGTCCGCGGTCACGGCGAAGTCGCCGCCGGCATCGTCTGGCGCGCGCTGACCATCCTCGGCGCCTCACCTGAAATCCGCGACCGCAAGGTGTCGCTCGCGAAACGGTCCCGCCTGTCCCGCGAAGGCGTGCGCGGATGGGTATGGCGTCAGGTCGCCATCGATCCGGCGCGCCTTCAGGCGGCGACGCCGCCGCAGGGCGGCAGTCACGCGAGCCCGCGCTGGCACATTCGCCGTGGACACTGGCGGCAGCTGGCCGACGGGCGCCGGGTCTTCGTCCGCCAATGCGAGGTGGGCGATCCGAGCCGCGGCGGGATCGTCAAGGATTACGCAGTGGAGATGCCCCAGCCATGACCGAGTTCACCCCATCTGCCACCCAGGCCGCCGCGATCCGCGAGATCAAGGAGTGGTTCGAGACCCGCACAGAGCAGCAGCAGGTATTCCGCCTCTTCGGCTATGCCGGGTCCGGCAAGACTACAGTGCTGAAGTTCGCGCTCGACGAGCTCGGCCTCTCGCCACACCGCAGCGCGAAGGATGGCCGCTGCGTGCCCGGCGTCGTGACCGCGACCTTCACCGGCAAGGCCGCGCTGGTGCTGTCCCGCAAGGGCACGCCGGCGCGCACCATCCACAGCCTGATCTACTCGGTAATCGAGGCGACCGAGGAGGAGATCGAGGAGGCCGCCCGGAAGATTGCGGCGGCCGAACGCGACGCGCTCCGTCTCACCGGGTTCGCGCGCACTACGGCCGATGCCGCGATCGAGGCGATGCGCCAGGGGCTTTCGGCCATGAAGCATCCGCGCTTCGCCCTGAACCCGCAGAGCGACGCCGCCGACGCCCGGCTGATCGTGCTCGACGAGGTCTCGATGGTGGGAGAGGAGATGGCGCGCGACCTGATGAGCTTCGGCAAACCGATCCTCGTGCTCGGCGATCCGGGGCAGCTGCCGCCGATCCGGGGCGAAGGCGCCTTCACCCGCGACGAACCGGACGTGATGCTGACAGAGATCCACCGCCAGGCGGCAGAGAGCGCGATCATCCGCCTCGCCACCATGGCGCGCGAGGGACGGCCCATCGGCTTCGGCGTCTACGACGATCATGTCGCCAAGCTCCGCAAGGGCGACATCACGCCGGAACAGGCCCTGCGCGGCGGCCAGTTGATCTGCGGGCTGAACGCTACGCGGCTGCAGATCAACAACGCCATGCGCGCGGCGGCCGGTCTCGGCGGGACCTTGCTGCCGACGGGACCGGCCGAGAAGATCATCTGCCTCAAGAACCAGAACGATCTGGGACTTATCAACGGCATGTTCGTGACGCTCGAGGACATCGTCGACGAGGGCAGCCTCTACTTCTCGGCCGTCGTCCACGACGAGGACGGGCGCCACATCGGCGAGCCCTATGAGGACGGGCGTCCGGGCCGGCTGCGCATCTACAAGGGGCATTTCGAGGACCATGTCGCCTACGACGACAAGCGCCATGACCGCGACTACAAGGAGAAGCGCCTGCTGACCGAGGCGACCTTCGGCTGGGCGATCACCGCGCACAAGGCGCAGGGCTCGCAGTGGGAGAACGTGATCGTCTGGGACGACGGGCTCGGCCGCAGCGAGATCGACCGCCGCCGCTGGCTCTACACCGCGATCACCCGGGCCGAGCGCGGGCTCGTCCTTCTGGCCTGATGGGCGCGATGATCGACCTCAACGACATCGCGGTCCCGAAGACCCGGCACGATCTGGCGGCGGTGAAGGAGCGGCTCGCCTGCACGGCCGCCGACTGGCTGCCGGGGCTCTTCCCCGAGGCCCGGCTTGCGCGGGACCGTCGATCCTTGCGCTGCGCAGATCTCTCCGGGCGCCCGCCACGCAAGGAGGGCTCCTGCACCATCCATCTCGACGGGCCCTATGCAGGCTGGGGCTTCGACTACGCCACCGGCGAGCGGGCCGGTCCCATCGACCTGATCGCGCAAGCGACCGGCCTCTGCGACGGCGCGCTCTTCGACGAGGCGGCGCGGCTCGCGGGGATCGACCATCCTGCACCGCGGACAGCGCCGGCGTCGCCCATGCGCGCACGGCCCGACCACTCGGCCGAGATTGCGCGCCTCGTCGGCGGGGCTGTGCGGCTCGCCGGCACGTTGGGCGAGACCTACCTGCGCGCTCGCGGGCTGTCGGATCCCGGAACGTCGGAACTGCTGTTCCATCCCGACCTTCCGGACTTCGACAGCTGCCGGGGCTGGCCCGGCCTGATCGCGATCCTGCGGTTGCCGGGCGGGGAGCGCGCGCCGGGCATCCACCGCACTTTCCTGCTCGACGACGGCAGCGCCAAGGCGCCCCCGGGCAAGAAGATGCTCGGCAGCGTGAAGGATGCCGTGGTCCGGCTGTTCCCGATGCCCGAGGACGGCCACATCGGTATCGCCGAGGGTATCGAGACGGCGCTCGCCGCCCACGCGCTCTTCGGCACACCGGTCTGGGCGGCGTTGTCGGCCGACGGTCTGGCGCGGTTCCAATGGCCCGAGGGCGCCCGGCGCGTCACCATCTACGCCGATGCTGGAGATGCCGGGCGCCATGCGGCCGCGACGCTGGCGGACCGCCTGAACCGGGCGGACATCCCGAACGAGATCGTTGCGCCGCTCTATGGCGACGACTTCAACGACGATCTGCTGCGCGGCGCCCGCGCGGAGGATTACGCGTGCGCGGAGGACACCAACGCTGAGCCACTGGCCGGGGATCCGGTCGAGCCCGAGACGGCCACGCCCGTCGTCGCCTCCGCCGACGATCCGGCGACCCTGATCGCCGCGGCCGAGGCGCTGACCAATCCGCCAGAGTTCGAAGCCCTGTCCACGCTGCTAGGGCGCATCGCGCTTGCAAAGCTCGATCCTCTGCCCGAACGGCAGGTCATCGCGCGGATCAAGTCCGCGACCGGTATCGGCATGTCGGTCCTGACCCAACAGCTGGCCGAGCTCCGCCGACGCGTGAACGCCACTGGCGATCCGCACGCGCCTATCCCGAAGCCCGCCTGGTTCAGGCGCCTCCGGCTCGACCTCGCAGGCGCGCCCGAGCGCAACGAGGCCAACGTCATCGTCGCCCTGACCTCCGATCCGGCCTTCGCCGGCGTTCTCGCCTTCGACGAGTTCGGGCAGGAGATCGTCGTGCGCCAGCCTCTGCCGTGGGACGGCGCCACTGCCTCGCTCCCGCGCCCCTGGGAGGATGCCGACGACATCCGAACCGCCGAATGGCTGCAACTTCGCGGCATCAACGTGGCGCCGGTGGTCGTGAGCCGCGCCGTCGGCGCCGTCGCCCGAGAGCTGCGCATCCATCCCGTCCGCGACTGGCTCGACACCCTGACATGGGACGGCACGCCCCGGATCGAGACCTGGACCAGCACCTATCTCGGCGCGGAACCCACGGCGTTCCACCACACCATCGGCGCGCTCTGGCTGATCTCGGCCGTCGCCCGCATCTATCGCCCCGGCGTGAAGGCCGACCACATGCTGATCCTCGAGGGGCCGCAGGGCGCACGCAAATCCACCGCGATCAAGGTGCTGGCCGGCGAGGAGTGGTTCACCGACGAACTCCCGGAACTCGGCTCGAAGGACGCGGCGCTGCACATGCAGGGTGTCTGGATCGTCGAGATCGCCGAACTCGACGCCATCGGCCGCGCCGAGGTCTCGCGCATCAAGGCCTTCCTGACCCGCACTACCGACCGCTTCCGCCCGCCCTACGGCCGCTACACCGTCGAGGTGCCGCGTCAGTGCGTCTTCGCCGGCACCGTGAACCCCGACACCTATCTGCGCGACGAGACCGGCAACCGCCGCTTCTGGCCGCTCCGCTGCGGCACCATAGACATCGCGGCGCTCGCCCGCGACCGCCACCAGCTCTGGGCCGAGGCCGTCCACCGTTTCCGTGCCGGCGCGATCTGGTGGATCGACGATCCGGCGCTGCTGGCCGAAGCCCGCGAGGAGCAGGACCGCCGCTACCAGTCCGATGCCTGGGACGACCTGATCGAGCACTGGCTGACTCACGAGATCCGCACCGTCTCCGACGGCTTCCCCGACTACGGCAACTCCCGCACCGAGAGCGTTCCGCGCCCGGAGCCGCTGCGGGATGTGTCGGTCGGCGAGATCCTCGAGGAGGCCATCGGGCTTGAACCCGCACGCTGGACCCGCGGCGACCAGATGCGCGTCTCGGCCTACCTCAAGGCGAACGGTTGGGAGCGGTACCGGCGGCGCGACGAAGGGGGGCGCGAGGCGCCACGGGAGTGGCGGTATCGGAGGGGAGAAAAATAACGAAAGCCGGCCGCGCAAGTCTCAAGCGGTCACGGCCGCCTCCAAGTGGTTCTGAAATCGAGGAAACGACCAAAGGCAAACTGGTCACAACTCTTCACGCCGAGAGTATCGCACACGCTTGGAATGGGGCGGTTTTGGCGTCGCTTGTTGGATCGCACCTCTCCAGTGACCACGGTTCTGTTTTCCACGTCTACGAGAGCGTACGCGATCAGAAACGGGTCGCGCCCTATAGCCTCCAGTTCGATGTCCGTCAGATCGGGCGCATAGCCTTCGGACGTCACGTGCTGGACAAGGCCTACGTCGACCTCTTCCTCAAACAATAGCGCTTCCTTGTTTGCCCTCGCCCAAGCCGCCAGATCATCCTTTCCGACCGTAATCTCCTCGTAGATTTCAATCGGAATCTTGACGTGTCCCTGCTCTGCCTGAAAGGCGAGCCACTCCCAGTATTGGTCCACCCGGCCAAATTCATAATACAGGTTTTTTGCAGTGATCAGAACATTGGCGTCGAGCAAATAGAGCATAGGAACCCGTCAAACAGAATGATTGGGTCGCCCTTGCTCAAGCAGAGCATGAACGTTGTGAGCACCAACGCCCAAGACCTTCCCAGCTTTCGTTGTGGACAGGTTTCCATCGTGCATCATGCGCTCAACGAAGCGGATCAGGGTTGTGCCCACACGATGTTTCCGAACAACGTGGTAAGTCGGACCACCCTCCTTTTCGGCGCTCTTTTCTTTCTCGGCGGCCTTTCGGGCCAAAAATGCTCGCCGATATGCTGCCTTGAATTGTTGAAACCTCTCGAAGCTGAATGCACCGGCTCGATGAAGCTTGTAGGCTACCATCGTGCTGCTGATGTTCCTCGCTTGGGCGAACTCAGTGATCCGCTCCATGGCGCTGGCCAGAGGCGTTTCTTCGTTGATCTCAAGCCCTACGATCTCGTTTCGCGGCAAGAGAAATTCGCCCGCAACATCATTGCAGAATTTCTCGATCGCACGTTCGGCTGTTCCGCCACTCACGCCGGTGGCGCCTATCCAGAGGTGTGCGAGTTCATGCACCAGAGTGAAGGACCAAGCGCCTGGCGAGTCATTCGCATTCACCGCAACAAAGGGGGCAACGTCATCGGCAAGCGCGAAGCCGCGAAATGTCTCGACGCTGATGGTGGTGTGCCAGCTACCGAGATTGTCGACCAGGATGACGAAGATGCCAACCGCTTCAGTCAGAGCACGCAAGTACGCGAAAGAGCCTTGAAGTTGCGCCTTCCCCCGGAAAGCGTCACGGTCAAACCTGAGCGTTTGTTCGATCGAGTTCACCACAGCCGCAACGCCGTCGCCGCGCGTCATGGAACCGATGAAATCCAGCCGTTGAGCCTCGCCAGCCGCTTCAAGACTGGATCGCACGAGGGCTTGGCGGGCTCTGATATCCCGGACGACGGCGTCCACCAACCCGGCCTCGGTCTGTCCGACCGGCTCAGGCAGGGTACGGAAGTCCTCACCACGATCGCCCCTGCTGGGGATATCACGGAGGTAGAAGGTCAGAAGCGGGCGCCGATATTGCTTCGCCATCTTCACAAGCATCGCCCTCGTCGGCTGCTCGTCTCCCGACTCCAGCGCGACGAGCCGGTCGCTTGCTGCGACACCACGGGCATCGTTGATGTCGAGTTTCTGCACCGCTTCCTCGGGGGTAAGCCCGGCGGTCTCTCTCGCCCATCTGAGAATGCTTGGGTTCACGTTCGGCATGAGGGACATATAGGCCCTTAAGATTCACCGTGTCACCAATGATCTACACAGAAGCCGAGTGAGAAAGCTCGGCCTCTTGTGCAGCGCACGGGACACGGGTGGACGAGCGTTTCCACACTGATGGCCTATCTGAATTCACGTCAGCCGCTCCACGTCGCCAGCGGGCAGACACGCAGGATTCCGGCGGCCAGTAACTCGTCGCTCAAGACTTCTCCCTGTCCCAACCTCGCCGGTGGTCCCAACCACGTCCCAACCTCGCGAGGGGGTTGGGGACACGAAAAGACGTTCAAAAACAACGGTGTCCCCAACCTCACTCCGTGGTCCCAACCTTTTGCTACACATTCATGTGGGAGAACGGAATAGGTCGGGAACATGTTTTTCTATACGAAAAGAGAAGGACCCCCGTTGGGGACACCGAGGTTGGGACCACATCCGTTCAAGCCATTGGAGTGAAACGATAAAGGGCTGTCCCAACCCCCTCGAAGGTTGGGACCGTGCGCTCGGAGGTTGGGACCGGAACGGGCAGCGCGTCGATCTTCGCCGGCCGCGTCGTCCCTGGTCGTTTTCGCTTTGGCCGGGGACCGCCGGATGCTACATCTTGCGTTGACCGAAGCCGAAGGCCCACAGCTTGTGAGCCTTCACGATGAACACACCGATCCCCGCGCAGGACATTCGCCCCGAACCGGGTGCAATCAACCGGTCCTGCATCCTCGCCCTCGACCTCGGCACCACGACCGGCTGGGCGCCTGGCGAACCGGCAACAACGGCCGACGCAGTCGAATGGCGGATCATCCCCGATTGGCCCGCATACGAGGTGTCATCCGAAGGGCGCGTTCGCAGGATGCGTCAGTCCAAGGGCGCGAAAACGGGCCGCGTCCTCCGCCCTTCGCTCAACATGAAGACCGGGTATGTCTCGGTCTGCCTTTGCGAGCGTCCGAGATCGAAGCGCATCGACGTTCACCGTCTCGTTGCCCTGACATTTCTCGGCCGCCCGCCTTCCGCGCATCATCTTGTCGCGCACAATGATGGCGATCGGACCAACAACGCCGTTGGCAATCTGCGATGGGCAACGCAGGCCGAGAACCTTGCCGACTGCACGTTGCACGGCACCGCCTTGAAGGGCTCGAGGAACCCCGCGTCCGTCATCACAGAGATCGACGTTCGCGCAATCCGTCGAATGAAGATCGCCGGAATTCCACGACCAGTGATCGCCGAGGGCTACGGTCTCCATAAGCGTTCGGTGTTCAAGATCCTCGCGTGGTCCAGCTGGGAGCACGCACGATGAGCATCTTGGCTTTGGACCTTGGTACGCGGACTGGATGGGCGCTTCTAACGCGCAATCGGGCAATCACGAGCGGCGTCGTCGAATTCAAGCAGGACCGGTGGCAGGGCGGCGGCATGCGCTTTCTGCGCTTCCGGGCCTGGCTGGACGAAGTCCATCGGCTCTCCGGCGGCTTCGAGCAGCTGATCTACGAGCAGGTTCGCCGGCATGCGGGGACGGACGCCTCCCATCTCTACGGAGGCTGGTTGGCAATTCTCGAAGTGTGGTGCGAGCAGAACTCGGTTGCATACCAAGGCGTGCCGGTCGGCACGGTCAAGCGCCATGCAACCGGCAAGGGCAACGCACCGAAGGAAGCGATGATCGCCGCGGCCCGCGCCCGCGGCTTCAGCCCGGCCGACGACAACGAGGCCGACGCCATCGCGATCCTGCTCTGGGCGATCGAGACGAAGGGAGGTGTCGCATGAGATGGCATCCCCACGGTTACGGCGGTCGCCGCCGGGATCCCGAGCAGGTCAAGCGCGAGGGCTGGCACGAACAGGGCGTGCTCGCGGTCTCCGCCGATGACGACCGCCTCACCTGGCCCGAGCGTGAACTGGTCCGCCAGCTCGGAGAGAAGCTGTTGTCTTATGACTTCCCCCGGCTCCTGAGGCAAAAGGGAGCCACTGCCCGCCACGCCATTTATGGCGGGTAGTGGCGGGGGTCGGATCGAGAGAAGCTGGGCCGTCTCCGGCGCCGTGCCGTAGTGGGATCGCCCCCGTCTTCATCTTCTGTCCTGAACGGATACCCGGGTTCGCGGCCCGGATGACAAGACGAGGAAGTGGATAAAGACAATGAAGGATACCATCGGCATCGATATCTCGAAACCCGTTCTCGACGCCTTCCGGCTGGCGACCGGCGAACACCGGCAGTTCCCGAACGACAAGCCCGGCTGCAAGGCCCTGATGCGCTGGATCGGCCAGGAGCCCGTGCGGGTCGTGTTCGAACCCACCGGCCCCTATCACCGGATTCTCGAGCAATCTCTGACCAGGGCCGGGACCGCCATCGTCAAGGTGAACCCGCGTTACGCCCGCCGCTTCGCCGAGGCGACCGGCGAGCTGGCCAAGACCGACCGGATCGATGCGGCGCTCTTGGCGCGGATGGCGGTCGTTCTGGATCTGGAGGCACGTCCTGCGCGCTCAGAAATCCATCACGATCTCAGAGAGTTGAGCGTGGCGCGCCAAGCGCTGATCAAGGATCGGATCGCGGCGCGCAATCGCGAGCAGGTGGCGCAGAACGCCCTCGTCCGCCGCCAGATCAAGGCCCGCCTCGTTCAGATCGAAAAACAGATCGGCGAGATCGAGCAGGCGATGGCCGCCATCGTCGGCGCAGACGAGACGCTCCAGCGCAGGCGCGAAATCCTCGCCAGCATTCCCGGCATCGGCCCGATCACGGCAATGGCGATCATCGTCGAGATGCCGGAACTCGGCGAGATGGACGGCAAACAGGCGGCGAGCCTGGCGGGTCTGGCGCCCATCACGCGCGAGTCCGGCGGGTGGAAGGGGCGCTCGCGTATACAGGGCGGTCGTGCGTCGCTGCGATGCGGTCTCTACATGCCGGCGCTCGTCGCCCTGCGCATCAACCCGGACCTGCGGCGCAAGTACCAGGCCCTCAAGGAGGCCGGAAAACCATCGAAGGTCGCAATCGCGGCCATCATGCGCAAGCTCATCGTGCTGGCCAACGCGCTCATCCGCGACAATCGAAAATGGAGCCCAAATGCCACTTGATCGACACGGATACTACGGGCCACGTGCGGGCGACCGGGAGGCGGCGAATGGCTGAGTGGACGCCCACCATGGTCGAGGACCGGCTCGAGAGCGCGGCCGACGTGTTCCGGTCGCTGCCCGAGGTGAAGCCGCAGGGCTACTTCAACGCCTGGCCCGAGTACTTCCACAGTTTCGCCGACCAGGTCGGTCAGGAGCCTCGGATGCGTCGACCCAGGCCCGGACCGCGCGACATCACGCAGGCCGAGGACGCCTTGCTCTGGCTACGCTGGCTCGATCCCGCCGACGCGCGCCTGCTCTGGCTCCGGGCGAACCGGAAGCCGTGGAAACCGATCTGCTGGGAACTCGGCATCAGCCGTGCCACCGCGAACCGGCGCTGGCAGTACGGCATCGCGGTCATCGTCTGGCGGATGAACGGGAGGCGAGTACCCGGGAAGCGGTCGATGGAGTTCGTGGTGGCCCGGGCGACTCAGTGAGCGTGTCAAGGCTCGGCAGGCGCGTGAGACAATTTCCTGCGAGACACCGCAAGGCGAGACGGATCGCCCCTCTGAAGGTATCCATGGCGATATACTCAGGGTCGTGCGCTCGTGCGAACCGACGCTCATCCCGAGGTGGACACCGGGGCTGGCTTCCGGGGTCCAGCCGGGATCCAGGCCGCCAAGTCTCTGTTTTCCGGTTCCTTTCCGGGCCTAAACGTATGCTGGCGGGCTTGGCTCAGCATTTCGCCAGCGACAGGGCCGGATTTTTGGGAAGCCACCGGAGTCCAGCGTCCAGCCGCGACGCCCTGAAAGCACTGTGAATTCAAACATCTGACCGGCCGCGCAGGGTGGATACCCCGCGGACACCGGAGTCCAGCCGGAAGCCGGTGGACCCCGCCGTGCCGGAGTCCACCCGGCGGATGCCGATCGACCATCGACAGGAACCTGCATGACCCTCGCCTTCGCCCCCGAGCGGATCGAGCACTGGCCGCTGGCCAGGCTCCAGCCCTATGCCCGCAATGCAAAGCAGCACGGGGCGGAACAGGTCGCGAAGCTCGCCGCGAGCATGGCCGAGTTCGGCTGGACCGTGCCGTGCCTCGTCGGCGAGGACGGCGAACTGATCGCCGGGCACGGCCGCGTGCTGGCGGCCGAACAGCTCGGTCTGACCGAGGCGCCGGTGATCGTGCTCGGGCACCTGACCGAGGCGCAGCGGCGTGCCTACCGCATCGCCGACAACCGGCTGGCTGAAAGCCCGTGGGACGAGGCGCTGCTCTCGGCCGAACTGAACGACCTGCTGGCTGATGACTACGACCTGTCGCTGGTCGGGTTCTCGGATGGCGAACTCGACAAGCTGCTGGCCTTCGATCCGGACGGGGGCGGCGAGGAAGAAGGTGGCGCCGGGGGCTCTGTGCCTCCGGTGACCATCCCAGAGCCGCCGCGCAACCCGGCATCGCGAACGGGCGATCTGTGGATCCTCGGCGACCACCGGCTGCTCTGCGGCGACAGCACCAGCGCGGCCGATGTGCGCCGGCTGATGAATGGCGAGCGGGCGATCCTGTTTGCGACCGACCCCCCGTATCTGGTTGATTACGACGGGTCCAACCATCCGACGCGCAACAAGGACTGGTCCGCGTCCTATGGCACCACGTGGGACGACTCCTCGCAGGGCGCGGAGCTCTATGACGGATTCATCTCGGCGGCCGTCGCCGAGGCGATCACCGAGGATGCCGCCTGGTACTGCTGGCACGCCTCGCGCCGCCAGGCGATGCTGGAAGCCTGCTGGGAAAAGGCCGGCGCCTTCGTCCACCAGCAGATCATCTGGGTGAAGGACCGCGGGGTGCTCACCCGCTCGCATTACCTCTGGAAGCATGAACCTTGCTTCATGGGCTGGCGCCGTCCGAACCGCCCGCCGAAGGTGGCCGAGCAGACACTGCCGTCGACCTGGGAGATGCCATCCTTCGCCAAGGACGAGCGCCCCGACCACCCAACGCCGAAACCGCTCGACGCCTTCGGCATCCCGATGCGCCAGCACGTCGCCCGCGGCGGCCTCTGCTACGAGCCGTTCTCGGGCTCTGGCTCCCAGATCATGGCGGGCGAAGCCAACGGCCGCCGCGTCTTCGCGATGGAGATCAGCCCGGCCTATGTCGACGTCGCCGTGGAGCGCTGGCAGGCCGAGACTTGCAAGGACGCGATCCTCGACGGCGACGGCCGGACCTTCGCCGAAGTGAAGGCCGAGCGGCTGGGCGACAAGGCCGATGCCGCCGCCTGATGGCCGTCTACTACAACGATGCCGATCCCGCGGCCTGCGCATGGCTGCGAGAACTGATCGCGGTCGGACTCCTGCCTGCCGGCGAGGTAGACGAGCGCTCCATCCTCGACGTGGAACCCGCCGACCTGCGCGGCTTCGCGCAATGCCATTTCTTCGCCGGGATCGGCGGCTGGCCCTACGCGCTCCGCCTCGCGGGCGTTGCCGAGGACCTGTCCGTCTGGACCGGTTCGCCGCCCTGCCAGCCCTTCAGCCAGGCCGGGCAGCGCAAGGGACAGGACGATGACCGCCACCTCGCCCCGGCTTTCCTGTGGCTCGTCGCAGCCTGCCGGCCGGAGCTCGTCTTCGGCGAGCAGGTCGCGAGCGCGGCAGTGCTCGGACCGGTTGGCAGAAAGTCTCGCGCGGCAGTTGAGGGCCCGGCTGGCTGGGCGTGGTTCGACGCTCTGGCGGCTGACCTGGAAGCGGCATCTTACGCCGTCGCGGCGGCCGATCTGCCGGCTGCGGGCATCGGCGCGCCGCACATCCGCCAGCGGCTGTTCTTCGGCGCCGTCGCCCTCGAGCTGGGCGGGCTGGGCGACGGCCTCGGCGCGGGATCACAAGGACGGATCGGAATGCCGGTCGGTGCCGATCAATGCGCTGCTCGGCCGGCAGGTCTGGCTGGCGGGGTGGCCGACGGCGATGGCGGGCTCGCCCGCGACGGCAGCGTACAACGCGGCCGGCAACACGGATGCGAGCCGCAGGACGGTGAAGCTGGTGAACTGGTCGAAGTCGCCGACCCCGCCGGGACCTGCGCGACGGACGGCGTCTGGCGAGATCCGGACTGGCTCCTCTGCCGCGATGGCGGCTGGCGGCCCGTTGAGCCCGGAACATTCCCGCTGGCTGATGGGATACCCGGTCGCATGGGGCTGCTGCGGGGCTACGGCAATGCGATCGTTCCGCCGCTTGCGGCGGAGTTCGTGACGGCCTTCATGGAGAGCCTGCGATGAAGCAGAGCCGGGCCATGTCGATGGCCGAGGCCGCGACAAACGTTGTCGTCGGCTACGTTTTGGCCATCGCCACGCAGATCGTCGTGTTCCCGTGGTTCGGGATCGAGACCGGTCTCGCGGAGCATCTGACCATTGGCCTCGCCTTCGTCGGCGTCTCGCTGGCGCGCGGCTATCTGCTGCGCAGGCTGTTCGAGGCGATCCGGATGCGGAGTTCTTGAGGACGCTCGTGATGCAATGTCGGTGTCATGCGGCGCCGCGATGAATTGCGCTCGATCCCACACGGAGGAACCGGGCTAGATGGCAGGCGGACAGGAGCACTGGGACGACGTCTACGGTGCGCGGTCGGAAGACGCGCTGACATGGTTCGAAGCAATGCCGGCGATGTCTCTCGACCTGGCGCGCGAACATCTTGAACCGGGCGCGCCGTTCATCGACATCGGGGCCGGTGCGTCCCGGCTCGTCGACGCGTTGCTCGATGAGGGGTTCGGCCCCCTCACGGTGCTGGACCTTTCCGCAGCCGCCCTGGCCGTCAGCCGGCAGCGGCTCGGCCCAAGGGCCGATGCGGTTCAGTGGATCGAGGCGGACATCACGACGTGGCAGCCCGAGCGGGATTACGCGGTCTGGCACGACCGGGCGGTGTTCCACTTCCTGACTGCGGCCGAGGATCGTGCCGGCTATGCACGTGCCCTTACGCACGCCCTGCGCCCCAGCGGAATCGCGATCATTGCGACATTCGCGGATGACGGACCGGAGATGTGCTCGGGTCTGCCCGTCGTGCGCTATGCGCCGGAAGAGCTGGCGCAGGAACTCGACCGACTGCTTCCGGGCCGGTTCGAGACGCTCGACGCCAGACGCCACATGCACGTCACGCCGAAAGGTAATCGACAGAGCTTTCAGTACAGCGTGTTCCGCAAGACCCACCGTTGAGACGAACGCCGCCGCCCTTGTTGGGCGGCGACCTGCAGTTGGCGCGCACGCGCGGCGTCAGTCGCGTATGGCGTAGACGCGCCCCCTTCCGTCGATTTTCTCGGAGGTGATGGTCAGGCCGAGCTTTTTCTTGAGCGCGCCGGCAAGCGCACCCCTCACTGTGTGCGGCCTCCATTCCAAGGCCGCGACGATCTCGTCGATAGTGGCGCCGCCATCGGCGCGGAGCATCTCGATCAGCTTCGCCTGCTTCGTGCCCGTGCGCGGTGTGCGCGTCTTGGGTGCGCGGTCTGCCTCGACGGGGGCGTTCTGCGGGGCTTCCGCGCTCGGCGCCGCGTCGGCGCCCGTGGGCGCGCTGTTGCCGCTGTCCGGCTCGACACCGATGGCGGCGAGGCCCGCGTCCGTGATGTGCAGGAGGATAGCGCGGCCGTCGTCGACGTTGCGCCAGATGCGGTTGAGCGCGGCGTCCGCCTTGGTCTGGCTGTCGGTCGCCGTCTCGGCGATCAGCCCGCGGGAGAGCAGTGCGCCGACCACCTTGGCGGCGGCGCCGCCGCGCAGCGAGCCGGGAAGCGGCAGGACGTTGCGGTCCTCGCGCTGCGCGGCAGCGCTGAGGATCACGAGTTGCGTGTCGGAAAGCTTGGTCATCTGGGGTCTCCGTGTTCGAGGCCCGCGTCATGCGGCGCCTTCTACGACCCCGAGCCGCGCAGGACGCGCGGCGGGAGTTCCGGCAGCGCCGGAGTTCAGCGGGCGTGCTCGCCTTCGCCGAAGGCGCTGTCGGTGATGCGCTTCAGGAGGCTCGCGTAGTGCTCCAGCGTGCCGACCATGGCCCAGCCCGCCTCGTCGGGGGCGCAGTTGAAATGGTCGTCGCTGAGCGCCTGCAGTCGGGCGAGCATCTCGTCGATCTCGGCCTTCTTGCCGATGAAGGCAGCGAGCGCGTTCGCCCGGTTCCTCGAACCAGTGGCGGAACCGGGCTCACCCTTGTTCCGGCGCGCCTTCTCGGCGCGGAGTTCATGCCGGGGTGTGGTCTGGGGGTGAGGCGGCTCATGGCGGGCTCCGTAGCTGAGTTGCATCGTCCTTGTGATGACAGGTTCGCTCTGGTCGGGAGGCTTATCAACACCATAAGCACATGATTTCGAATGATAATCGGAGCGCGCCATGCAGGGCATGAGCGAGCGCCAGTACGCTGTCCATGTCGGGCTGTCGCGCGGTGCGATCCAGAAGGCCAAGGCGACGGGGCGGCTGGTGCTGCACGAAGATGGCAGCATCGACGCCGCGGCCTCCGACAAGCGGCGGGCCGAGACGACGGACCCGTCGAAGATCCGCAAGCCGCCCGCGCCGAAGCTGAAACCCGTGCCGGAGGCAGCCGTCGCCGCCGTCGGCGACACGTTGCGGGAACAGGGATTGACCGCTCCGGCCGTCGGCGGCGGCACCACCTTCCTGCAGGCCAAGACCGCGAACGAGGTGCTGAAGGCGCAGGAGCGGCGGATCCGGCTGCAAAAGCTCAAGGGCGAACTCGTCGACCGCGCCCGAGCGGAAACGCTCGTGTTCCGGCTCGCGCGCGAGGAACGCGACGCTTGGGTCAACTGGCCGGCGCGGGCGGCGGCGCCGATGGCCGCCGAACTGGCATTGGCGCTCGCACAGGCTGCGGATGCCGAAAACGGAAATGCGAAACCGGCGGTCACGACCGCGCTGATCCAGAGACTGCTCGAAACCCATGTCCGCGCCCAGCTCGAAAGCCTCGCCGAGGTCCGGCCGAGGCTCGGGTGAGAGCGCGCTCGACTTCGACGGCGCGGAAGGACTGCTTCGGGCGTGGCGCAGCGGCATCCGCCCCGATCCGGATCTGACGGTCTCGCAATGGGCGGATCGGCATCGGCGGCTGGGGTCGCGCGCCTCCGCCGAACCGGGGCAGTACCGGACAGCGCGTACGCCTTACATGCGCGAGATCATGGACCGGCTGAGCCCCGGCGATCCGGCCCAGCGTGTCGTGTTCATGAAGGCGGCCCAGGTGGGCGCGCCGCTCGCGCTCGACACCGCGGTGCCCACGCCCTTTGGCTGGACGACCATGGGCGAGATCGCCGAGGGCGATCTGCTCTACGACGAAAGCGGCCGCATCTGCCGGGTCACGGGCCTGTCGCCGGTGCTCGAGGACCGCGCCTGCTTCGAGGTGGTCTTCGACGATGGCGAACGGATCGTCGCCGATGGAAAGCATCGCTGGCCGGTGTGGGACTTCACTAACGACCGGCCGGTCGCGCGAACGCTGACCACGGAACAGATGGCCGGGCGCGTGACGATCGGGGCGGCGGGCAAGCGCAGGCGCTATGCCATCGACTGTTGCGGCGCGGTCGACATGCCGGAGCAGGATCTGATCCTGCACCCTTACGTGCTCGGGCTCTGGCTTGGGGACGGCTCGTCGATCATGAACCATGTGTCGGTGCATGAGGATGACGCCGAGATCGTCGAGCATCTGCGCGACTGCGGTGTCGAGGCCGAATTCCGGCTGCCGACGTGGCGCAAGGGCCGGATTGCCAATGTGGTGATCGATCCGACCTTCCGAACGCGGCGGGCGGATGGCGGGTCGGTTTCGGAATGCTTCCGATCACGCTTCGTGACGCGGCTGCGCCAGCTTGACGTGCTCGACAACAAGCATGTGCCGCTCGCCTACATGCGGGCGAGCCGCGCGCAGCGGCTCGAGCTGGTGCGCGGGTTGATGGACTCCGACGGCACCATCACGTCGGATGGCAAGCGGTGCGAATTCTCGAATGCGGATCGCGGGCTGATCGACGCGATGGTCGAACTGCTCCGCAGCCTCGGCTACAAACCGGCGGTCTATCGCATGGCCAGTCGGCGGAAGGTGTTCGGGACGGACGGGCGCGCGACGCGTTCCGCGGAATACTGGCGCGTGTCCTGGACCGCCTATGCCGAGGAGCCGATGTTCCGGCTCTCGCGCAAGCGGGCGCGGATGCGGTCGATCGAGAACGGACGGCCGGGGCGGAGCCGCCGGCGCCGCATCGTTGCGATCCGGTCTGTGCCGAGCGTGCCGGTGCGCTGCATCGAGGTCGACGCGCCAAGCCACCTGTTTCTTTGCGGCAAGGGCTGGATCCCGACGCACAATACCGAAGCCGGCAACAACTGGATCGGTTTCGTCATCCACCAGGCGCCGGGTCCGATGCTCGCGGTCCAGCCCACGGTCGAGCTGGCCAAGCGCAACTCGCGCCAGCGGATCGACCCGCTGATCGACGAAAGCCCGGAGCTGCGCGAGCGGGTGAAGCCCGCGCGATCGCGGGACGCAGGCAACACGATGCTGTCGAAGGAGTTCGCGGGCGGCATCCTGATCATGACGGGCGCGAACTCGGCGGTCGGGCTGCGCTCGACCCCGGCGCGGTACATCTTCCTCGACGAGGTCGACGCCTATCCGGCTTCGGCCGACGAGGAAGGCGATCCGGTCACGCTGGCCGAGGCGCGGTCGCTGACCTTCGCCCACCGGCGCAAGGTGTTCCTGGTCTCGACGCCCACCATCCGGGGGCTGAGCCGGATCGAGCGCGAGTACGAGGCCAGCGACCAGCGGCGGTACTTCGTGCCGTGCCCGCATTGCGGGGCGATGCAGTGGCTGAAGTTCGACCGGCTGCGCTGGCAGAAGGGGCGGCCGGAGACGGCGGAGTATCACTGCGAGGGATGCGACGCGGCAATCGCGGAACACCACAAGACGGCCATGCTGGAGAGCGGCGAATGGCGGGCGACCGCCACGGCCGCCGACCCGACCACGGTCGGCTATCACCTCTCGGCGCTCTATTCGCCGATCGGCTGGCTGAGCTGGGAGCGGATCGTGCGGGCTTGGGACGCGGCACAGGGGTCGGACGAAGCGATCAAGGCGTTCCGCAACACGATCCTTGGCGAGACCTGGGTCGAGACCGGCGAAGCGCCGGACTGGCAGCGGCTCTACGACCGGCGCGAGCGCTGGACATCCGGCACCGTGCCTGCGGGCGGGCTGTTCCTGACCGCCGGGGCCGACGTGCAGAAGGACCGGATCGAGGTCGATGTCTGGGCCTGGGGCCGCGGGTTGGAGAGTTGGCTGGTCGATCACGTCGTGATCGAGGGCGGCCCCGGCGATCCGGCCTGCTGGCAGCAGCTGACGGACCTGCTGGGCCGGGTCTGGCGGCACGAGGGCGGGCGGCACATGACCCTCGCCCGGCTCGCGATCGACACGGGCTACGAGACGAGCGCGGTCTATGCCTGGTCGCGGCAGACGGGCTTCGCGCAGGTGGCGCCGGTGAAGGGCGTCGAGGGCTTCGGCCGCTCCAGTCCGGTGTCCGGCCCGACCTATGTCGATGCGACCGTCGCGGGCAAGCGGCTGCGACGCGGCGCCCGCCTCTGGACGGTGGCGACCTCGACCTTCAAGGCCGAGACCTACCGCTTCCTGCGGCTGGACCGGCCGACGAAAGAGGAACAGGCAGCAGGCGCGCTGTGCCCGCCCGGCACGATCCACCTTCCGGACTGGGCGGACGGGGAATGGCTGAAGCAGCTGACCGCCGAGCAGCTGGTGACGGTCGCCACGCGCCGCGGCTTCGCGCGGCTGGAATGGCAGAAGCTGCGCGAGCGCAACGAGGCGCTGGACTGCCGGGTCTATGCCCGCGCCGCCGCCTGGATTGCGGGCGCGGACCGCTGGTCTGAGGCGAAATGGCGCGACCTCGAGGATCAGCTCGGGGCCGCCCCCACCGACACCGATCCCGCCGGGCAGATCAACCGGCCGGGACAGGCCCCGCAGGGCAAGCGCCGCTCCGACTGGCTCGGACGGCGCGGAGGATGGTTCTGATGACCGACTGGACGGAAACGGAGCTCTCGGCGCTACGCCGAGCCTATGCCAGCGGCACGACACGGGTCAGCTATGACGGCAAGTCGGTGGACTACGGCTCGGCCGAAGACCTGCTCGCCCGCATCCGCACCATCGAGCGCGCTATCGCCGGGACCACTCGACCACTGCCGGTGGCCGGGCTCGCGGGCTTCTCGCGCGGGGATCGCTGATGTCCGCAACCTGGTTCGATCACGCCATCGCCACGGTGGCGCCGCGCATGGCCGCGCGCCGCGTGATGGCGCGGCAGGCCTTCGAGACCCTGACGCGGGGCTATGACGGCGCCGCGCGCGGGCGGCGCACCGAGGGCTGGCGCGCGCCGGGATCCTCGGCTGACACTGAGATCGGCGTGGCCGGGGCGCTGTTGCGCGACCGGATGCGCGATCTGGTGCGCAACAACCCGCACGCGGCCAAGGCCGTGGCGGTGCTGGTCAACAACATCATCGGCGCGGGCATCATGCCCCGCGCCGCGAGCGGCGACGACACGCTCGACCGCAAGGTCGACGCGCTCTTCGAGCGCTGGACGGCGGAGTGCGACGCGGATGGCCAACTGGATTTCTACGGACTGCAGACGCTGATCTGCCGCGAGATGGTCGAGGCGGGCGAAGTCCTGGTGCGCCGCCGCCTGCGCCGGGCGAGCGATGGCCTGTCGGTGCCCCTGCAACTGCAGGTGCTGGAGGCCGACTTCCTGGACGCCACCAAATCCGGCGCCATCGGCGCGGGCCGCCTCGTGCAGGGGATCGAGTTCGACCCGGTCGGCAAACGCCGGGCCTACTGGCTCCACGCGGAGCACCCGGGCGACGCCTATGGGGCCTTGCAGAATGGTCTGCAGAGCCGCCCGGTCCCCGCGACCGAGATCGCCCATGTCTACGAGAAGCAGCGCACGCAGGCGCGCGGCGTTCCCTGGGGCGCGCCGGTGATCCGCAGCTTGCGCGATCTCGACGATTACGAGGTGGCGGAACTGGTCCGCAAGAAGACCGAGGCCTGTGTCACCGCCATCGTCTTCGGCGACGACGAGGCGCAGCAGGGCATCGCGCCCTCCGTGGTCGATGCCGACGGCAACCGGGTGGAGCAGTTCGAGCCGGGGTTGATCGCCTATGCACGCGGCGGCAAGGACATCCGCTTCAACCAACCCGCCGCAACCGGCGGCTATGGCGAATACAAGCGGGCGAGTCTGCACACGATCTCGGCCGGGTTCCGGGTGCCCTACGAGTTGCTGACCGGCGATCTCAGCCAGGTCAACTATTCCTCGATCCGGGCGGGGCTGGTCGAATTCCGTCGCCAGATCGACGCCGTGCAGTGGCAGCTCTTCATCCCGATGTTCTGCGCGCCGGTCTGGCGCTGGTTCACCCAGGCCGCATGGGCGGCAGGACAAATCCCGTCGCCGACCGTGCCGGTCGAATGGTCGCCGCCGAAGTTCGAGGCGGTCGATCCGCAGAAGGATGCGATGGCGGACCTGCTGTCGATCCGCTCGGGCACCATGACGCTGGCCGAGGTGATCGCGAAACAGGGCCGCAACCCCGACGCGGTGCTGGCCGAGATCGCCGCGACCAACGCCAAACTCGACGCGCTGGGGCTGGTCCTCGACAGCGATCCACGGCGCGTCACCAAGACCGGCAGCGCGCAGACGAGCGATCCGGCCGACGACGATCCCTCCGCCGACGCGGAAACCGACCCGGCGCAGGCCGACCAACAGGACTGACCTTCATGGACACGATGATCGAACTGCCGGCCATGCGCCGGTCGGCGGAGCTTGCGCCGAACACGGCCGATGCCGACAGCCGCACCGTCGAGGTGGTCTGGTCGGCAGGCGCACGCGTTCGTCGCGCGACTTTCTTCGGCGAGCCCTATGACGAGGAACTGAGCCTCGACCCCGCCCATGTGAGGCTCGACCGGCTGAACGCGGGGGCGCCGTTCCTGAAGGTGCACGAGCTCGACACGCTCGATGCGGTGATCGGTTCGGTCGTGCCGGGCTCGGCGCGGATCGAGAACGGGCGCGGCATCGCCTTGGTCCGGATCAGCGAGCGCGCCGATGTCGAGCCGATCTGGCGCGACATCCAGGCCGGGCACATCCGCGCGGTCTCCATCGGCTACCAGGTCCACCGCTTCGAGGTCTCGAAACCCGAGGCCGCCCGCGAACTCTGGCGCGCGGTGGACTGGACACCCTTCGAGGTCTCAGCCGTCGCGGTCGGCGCCGATCCCGCCGCGGGCTTCCGCGCCCAGCATCCCCTTCACGACTGCGTCCTCCACCGCCGGGACGCCCCCACACCGCAAGGAGCATCCCCGATGACGGAGCAGACCCAGACCCCGGCGAGCGACGCCGCACCCGCCGTTACCCCCCAGCCGACCGCGCCGGTCGAAACCGAGGACACCCCAATGACCGAGCCGAAAGCGGCTGCGCCCGACCCGAAGGTCGCCGCCAGCGAACCGAAGGTCCACGCAAGTGAGACGCGCAGCCAGCCGAGGACACTGGCAACTCCCGCGCCCGACACCGAGGCGGTCGCCACCCGCGCCCGCGAGGCCGAGCGCGACCGCGTCTCCACGATCTACGATCTCGCGGGCCGCCTGAACCTTGAGCGCGGCTTCGCCGAGGATCTGGTCAAGCGCGGCGTCAGCGTGGACGAGTCCCGCCGCCTGATCCTCGACCAGGTCGCGGCGAAATCCGACGAGACCCGGACCTTCCCCCATGTCTCCGTGCCGCTCGGCGGCCGGGACGAGCGCATCACCCGTCGCGACGCCGTGGCGAACGCGTTGCTGCACCGCTACAGCCCGACGCTGTTCCAGCTGGAGGACGCCGCGCGCCAGTATCGCGGCATGACCCTTCTGGAGCTTGCCCGCGAAAGCCTCGGCAATGCCGGCGTCAACACGCGCGGCCTCTCGCGCGACGAGGTGGCGACGCGGGCCCTGCATTCGACTTCGGACTTCCCCGAGATCCTCTCGGCGGTCACCAACAAGACCCTGCGCCAGGCCTATGAGGCCTATCCCCGCACCTTCATGCTGTTCTGCCGTCAGGTGCTTGCCACTGACTTCAAGGCCATGCACCGGGTGCAGCTCGGCGAAGCCCCGCAACTGCTGGAGGTGGGCGAGAGCGGCGAGTTCAAGCGCGGCACGCTCGGTGAGAGCAAAGAGAGCTACAAGGTCAAGACCTACGGCCGCGTGGTCGCGATCACCCGCCAGACGCTGATCAACGACGACCTCGACGCCTTCACCCGCATCCCCGCGATGTACGGCAATTCCATCGCCCAGCTGGAAAGCGATGTGGTCTGGGGCATCATCACCGCCAACCCGGCGATGGCCGATGGCAACGCGCTGTTCCACACCACCCACAAGAACCTCGCGGGAACCGGCGCGGCGCTTGATGTCAGCAGCGTCGGCGCGGCGCGCGCGGCGATGGCCAAGCAGACGGGCCTCGACAAGAAGACGGTGCTGAACGTCCGCCCCGCCTTCCTGATCGTGCCCGCCTCGCTGGAGTTGAAGGCCGAGCAGCTGGTCGCGCAGAACCTCGTGCCCGCGGCGACGTCCAGCGTCGTGCCGCAGTCGATCCGCACGCTGGCGCCGATCAGCGAGCCGCGGCTCGACGCCGCCAGCGAGACCGCCTGGTATCTGGCCGCGAGCCCGAACCAGATCGACACCATCGAGTATGCCTATCTCGAGGGTCAGCAGGGCGCCTACATCGAGACGCGCAACGGCTTCGACGTCGACGGCGTCGAGATCAAGTGCCGCCTCGACTTCGGCGCCAAGGCCATCGACTGGCGCGGCCTCTACAAGAACCCGGGCGCGTAACCCGCGCCCCATGCTGAACCCTGACATGCGGGCGGTCCAATCGGGCCGCCCTTCGTCGTTCCAAGAGGATCACCCCCATGAAAAACTACGTCCAGCCCGGCAACACCATCACCCTGACCGCGCCCTATGCCGTCGCCTCCGGCGATGGCCTGCTCGTCGGGTCCATCTTCGGCATCGCCACCGGAGCGGCCGCCCTCGGCGAGCCCGTCGAGACCGCGCTCGTCGGCGTGTTCGACATCACAAAGGTCGGCTCCCAGGCCTGGACCGTCGGCGCCAAGGTCTATTGGGACGACACCAACAAGCGCTGCACGACCGTGGCAACCGACAACACCCTGATCGGCGTGGCCGTCGAGGCGGTGGCCAGCGGCGCGGGCGACACCATCGGCCGGGTGCGCCTGAACGCGACGTTCTGATGAGCGCCTTCGCCTCCGCGCTCAGTGCGCTCTTCGCCGATCCGAACATCGGCCGGGATGCGATCTACATCGCCGACGGCGGTGCGCCCGTACTGGTGCGCGTCGTCGCCCGGCGTGCGGATGTCGTCTCCGACTTCGGCGACGCGCGTCTCTGGTCCGAGACCACCCGGGTCGACCTGCGCGTCGCCGAGGTGACGACGCCGCGTCCCGGCGACCGCATCGAGATCGATGATGATGCCTTCCTCATTCAGGGCGAGCCGGTCCGCGACCGCGAGCGGCTCGTCTGGACCGTGGATCTGAGGCCCGCATGAAGCTCGACGTCAACATCGTCGGTGATCTTGCCCGGATCATGGAGGCCGAAGCCCGGGCGGGCGAGAAAGCCGTCACCACAGCGATGCGCGACGCCGGAACCGGCCTGAAATCCGCCTGGCGCGCGCAGATCACCGGTGCCGGTCTCGGGGCGCGGCTTGCCCGCACCATCCGGTCGGAGCAGTTCCCGAAAGGCAGGCCGAGCCTCAATGCGGCGGCACTGGTCTGGTCGAAGGCGCCTGTGATCGTCGGCGCGCACGACACCGGCCCGCTGATCCGCTCGAAGAACGGGTTCTGGCTGGCGATCCCGACGCCTGCGGCGGGCAAGTCCCTGCGCGGCGGGCGGATCACTCCCGATGAATGGGAACGTCGCACCGGCTTGCGCCTGCGCTTCGTCTATCGCCGGATGGGTCCGAGCCTGCTGGTCGCCGAGGGGCGACTGAACAAGAAGGGCCGTGCCGTGGCATCACGGTCGAAGACCGGCCGGGGTCTGACCACCGTTCCGATCTTCCTGCTGGTCCCGCAGGTGAGACTGCCGAAGCGGCTGGACCTCGAGCGGGATGCGGAGCGGGTGCGTGATGCGGTGCCGGGGCTGATCGTGGCAAACTGGGTGGAGCCCGGCTCCTGA